GTTCTATTATAATAGGCTAAAGACAAGAATGAATAACAATATTGAGGATTGTTGAGGAGGATAATTTGGAAGCGGTAACAATAATATTAAGTGTTTTGGCGAGCGTCATCAGTGGGATGGCGCTCTTCTTTTTGCAGAGATATTTCAAGCGGAAGGACAAAAAGGACGAGCGGAGAGACGCCGTTAAGGCTGAAGAAAATGTCCTTATTCTTAAGAGTATAAACGCTGTAGGTAAACTGACAGTAGCCAACAGCATAGCTCTCCGCGACGGCAAAACAAACGGTGAAATGCACACGGCTCTCGAGGAGTACGGCGAGGTCGATAAGGAAATGTACGAATATCTACTTGAGCGCAACGCTCACAAATAAAAGGAGAATTTATATGGAACAATACATAGAATTGGTAAGTGTACCGGTAATAGCAGCAATAGTTTATTGGGTGATGAATTTAATAAAATATACTACAAACAACAATGAAAAGGTTTTGCGCTTTGTGCCATTGATGGCAGTAGCATGCGGAGCAGTTTGCGGAGTGATTGCCTTTTATGCAGTGCCGGGAACAGTGGTTGCCGATAACGTTTTTGTGGCGCTAGTTATCGGAGGAGCAAGCGGACTTTCCGCTACCGGAACAAATCAAATTATAAAACAATTAACAAGTAACAAGAAGGAGGATAAAACAGATGATAAGGAATGATTTTCTTTATATTTTGAGCAATTCTCTTGTGTTTTCTATGTTTACCAAGGGATTAATATCCTTTGACGAATATAAGGAAATTGACGGTAAAAACAAGTTAAGTTTTTGCAGAAATTAAGACTAATTTCTGCCCGAATGACTTGCTATTATGTTATTACTACGGTAATATGACACTACCTTAAAAGCGGTGCATATTACCGTATTTTTTTACAGAAAATATGTTCCCTATGACAAGTAATGGAAACTATAAAAAGGAGGTAAAACCTTGATAATTAATGTTATAAAAGCCGAAGTAGAAGATAGAAAGCCTAGAATATGCGCTTATGCAAGAGTATCGACAGGAAGTTGTGAGCAACTCAATAGCTTAGAAAACCAATTGAATTATTGGAATTCGAAGTTTCAAAACGATACTGCAGTAGATTATTTGGGCGTGTTTTATGACGAGGCTATTAGCGGCGTAAAAACAAACAGAAGGAAGTCTTTTTTGCAGCTTATTAAAATGGCTAGGCAGGGAAAAATTGATACTATTTATACTAAATCATTTTCAAGGTTCTGCCGAAATTCCATTGACAGTGTTGAAGCCTTAAGGATTTTTGAAGAAAGCGGCGTCAATGTGATATTTGAAAAAGAATGTATAGATTCCTTCGACCCGACAAAAAAGCTGTTGCTTAATGTTTTGGCAAAAGTGTCGGAAGACAGCAGTGCGTCGACATCAAATAACTTGAAAATGGTACTTAGAGCTAAAGTGAAAGAAGGCAAGATTATCTCAGGAAAGTGCTATGGCTACGATGCCGTTTATAATCAGCTCAGCAAAGAATACGATTACTATATCAATGCCGAAGAGGCGGAGGTAGTAAAAATGATTTTCTATTTGTACTCACAAGGAAACGGTACGGAAAAGATAGCAAAGCTACTGTATGATAAGAATATTAAATCCTCTACAGGCAACAACAGATGGAGTTCTTCGGCAATAGGTTACATACTTAGGAATGAAAAATACTTAGGTATGGTAATGCTCCAAAAGTATTATTCAAACAACTTTGAAAAATTTAAAAACAACAATGAATTTGAGGAAGCGCCACAAGTTTTGGTAGAAAATACGCATGAGCCGATTATTGACAAGAAATTGTTTGATGAGGTTCAAAGCATAATAGAGAAAAGAAAAAAGCCTTCGATTATAATTGAGGAAAGAGTCTTTACGAGTAAGCTTATTTGCGGAGATTGCGGTAAGAAATTTATACATAGAGTGCATTATTATAACGGCGAAATCAAATATGCTTATTGGCAATGCAGTGGAAAAATAAAAGACAGATATATTTCTCATTGCTCAGCAATGGCAATTAAGGACGAGTTGTTATATGAACTCTTTAAGGAAAGCTATGAGGAGTGCTTAAAGTACAGCGCCAAAGTCGGTGATTTAGCAGGTTTATTAAAGAGCAAAAAAGCATTGTTGGAAACTGAGGAAATACTGAATATAATGATGGCAAAAGGTTATATCACCAGAGATACCTTTAACACGGAAATTGAAAAGATTGTTGCTGAAATTGAAGAAATAGACAGGCAGACAGGGGAAGAGCAGAAAAAAGAAAAAGAAGTGCAGCCTTTAGGTAAGAATGAAAATATAGACAGTGCGGTAAGAAAATATTTAGATAAAGTGATTGTCAAAGATATGACAGTCACTTTTCTTTTTATAAACGGTTTTAAAATATCAAGGAGGTACAGCAATGGAACAGTTGGCGGTCAGAAAGGTAACAATAATACCGGCAAAAACAAGAAGGGAATTATATAGCGACCAAACAAAATCGGCAAAGGAAAGGGTAGCTGCATATTGCCGTGTCAGCACAAACAACGAGGAGCAGGAAACTAGCTTCGAATTTCAAAAATCATATTTTGAAATGCAATTGTCAAGACAACCTATGTGGGATAACGCAGGCATTTATGCAGATGAAGGCATAAGCGGGAAATCGGTAAAGAATCGAAAGGATTTTCAAAGAATGCTGGCGGATTGTCGCCAAGGGAAAATTGACAAGATAGTAACTAAATCAATTTCAAGATTTGCCAGAAACGGTATGGAGTGCAAAAAATATGTGCTAGAACTCAAAGAACTAGGTATTGGCGTCTATTTTGAAAAAGAGCAATTAGACTCACTTGCCGTAGGAAGCGACCTAATTTTGTCCATACTTTCTTCAGTCGCCGAACAGGAGTCGCGGGATATTAGCACAAACGTTAAGTGGACATACGAAAAGAAATACAAACGCGGCGAAGTTGTGTTAAATACCACAAGGTTTTTAGGTTATACAAAAGACGACCAAAAAAAGATAATAATAGTTCCCGAAGAGGCGGAAACGGTAAGGCGGATATATAGAGAATTTGTTGGAGGCAAAACATATAAGGAAATAGGAAGAGGGCTTGAATCCGACAACATAATGCCGCCAAGCTATGGTTGCGGTGATGAAAATAAAAAGTGTGATGGAAAGAACTGGCACGCAAGCACCATTCGCAGTATTTTAATCAACGAAAAATACAAAGGTGACGCAATGCTCCAAAAATCGTATAACGTGGATTTCCTTTCAAAGCGTAGAAAAAACGAAGGGCAAGTCGACAGCGTTTATGTGGAGGACTGTATACCGGCAATCGTATCAAAAGAGTTGGCCGATTTGGTGGAGCTTGAAATTAAAAAGAGAAGCGGAGAGCGTGGGGCTAGCGAGTCGGGAAGGGGAAGGTATTCAAGTAAATATCCCTTCAGCGGACTGCTGTTTTGCGGAAATGACAATGCAAAATTAAGAAGGCATTGCCAATGGAGCGGCGACAAGAGAACCCCGATTTGGATATGCACGCATAAAGCGGCAAGCAAAGGTAATGACTGTGATTTACTACCGATTAAGGAAACAGTATTAGAGCAGGCATTTGTTGAAGCTATAAGACGACTTTTTGTGGATAGAGATGAGTTTATAGATATCCTCACCAATAATATAGAATCCAGTCTTAAGGACGATTCGTCTGATAAAATAAGGAAGCTGGAGGCGCTGATTGAAGTCAAGAGCAAATATATGCTTGAGATAAACGATAAATATAGGCAGGCAGCGATTTCCAGAGAAGAGTATGCCGGAGAGTTCGAAAGAACTTCATTGGAAATGGATATTCTTTTAAAGGAAAAGAAAGAAATGCTTGCAAGCAAACTTGAGTTCGCGGGTTCAAATGTGCGATTAAGCGAAATGAAAGAGTTTCTTGCTAAAACTAAGAACATAACAGAATTTGATGCCGAACTGCTCATTAACCTAGTGGCAAGAATTAAGGTTATGAGCAAGCATAACATCGTATTTGAGTTTAAATGCGGGTTTGAATATGAAATGAGCATTTAACCTTACCATCTAAAAAACGGATCTACTTTCAAATTGTGTATAGTCATAACAAAGTCATGTTGGGAGTATCGCTTCCCGGCAAGGCAAATTGCCGTTATTCTAATCGCTCGAGCATAGTCGGTTTTCTCATAGACCAAACTCATATTTTTAAGGACTTGCTGTTTTTCAATGCACGTAAGAAATATATAGTTTTCTTGGATATCTTCGGACAAGCTTTCAAAGAATTTGGTGGTGTACACATATTCTAGGTTCTTTGCGAAAATTTTCAAATACGGTCCCCAGTTTGTAATCTCCGTAGACGTGATATCGTCAATTATTCTTGAAAACTTAGCAATGCTTTCATTAGTGTTTTTATCAAATACTTCTATATTAAATCTTCCAACATCGACAGCAACTTTGACACTCCTTTTGTTTTTGCCGTTGGCATATACCAATGGAAGGTAATATTGCTTATAAAGAACGTTAATACGCGCAAGCTCATCCGGGATGCAGATAAGCTTTTCTATATGATGATTAAAAGGTTTAAATTTCAAAAAGCATTCTTTGTCTTTATCAAGCACTTTCTTTCTGATTTCCCCGTTAGCGTGTTCTCTGCCGTTTAACTTATCACAGCTGACTAACAATTTTTTATTATATGACACCAAATCTTTTACTTCGGGGATAGGCACAAAGATATTGTTCCTTGTTATTCTAATATAGTTTTCCACGTGACCCTTTTCATTGCCACTAGCGGTATTCAGAAACACTGCCTTGAATTTATGGTGCTTGCGGTATTCTTCGAAGAAGGAATTTATACGCCTTTCTTTGTTGCTTATGATGCAGAATAAAGCATCGTTGTCAAACCATATCTCGGGTGGTATGCAGTTCAGGTGCTCGAATATTTTATCCAATGAATGAACAAACTCGTGGCGGTTCCTTGTTCGCATTAGTTGACAATAAAAGGTGTTGCTGTGAGGAAATGAAAGCACCATAAAATACATGTTCATCAGCTTTTCATCGGTTCTATAAACATATGAGGTTCCGAAATCCAGTTGCGCCTCGTTAGGATAATGTATAAGAGGAGTAAACTTTCTTTGTGTATCGTAAAGTCTTTTCTTTATCGGCATTATGTAGTTTCTGAGTGTTTTGAAGCATACCGTTATTTCAGGATGACTTTCCAATAATGAACTGGTAATCTTCTTAGCTGATAATACAGGAAGTTTTTTTATTCTTGCGGTACTCATATATGTTTTTATGTATTTAACAACCTCATCTTCATATGGAGAAAAGTCAAACTTCATTTGAGATAGAGCATAGTTTAGTTTATTGTGAGGTAAATAACTCTTTTTATAATTCACAATGCAATGAGAGGTGGTTTCTTTTTGAAGAGAGTTCATTTCCGTTATCTGTTTTTCATTTAATAAATTGTTAAAATAGAGCTGTTCAAGCTTAAATCTACCTTGTAGGGATAAACTGCAGTTTTTTTTCTTATTAATTTTTTTCATTTCTCGTTATATTCTCCAATATCTCGGCTTTCGTCTGCAATTTTCTTAGGTAAGCTGTTTCTAATAATCTAAAAACCTTTTCAAGTTTAAAATGTTTATTCAAAGTCTTAGCCGAAGAAAGGTAAGCGCTGATTAGTTTGGTATCCTCACTTAAAAACAATTCTTGCAGTTTTTCAGGCATCATTTGCAAAAGCGAAGTATTTTTAATGGCATTAGGCTTGGCGATTAAATACCCGAGGTAACCTTCCCAGTCCACATTGCTATCAGAATAATTCCAATCCTGCCGTTTAAGTGTGACAATATGCTTGTTAAACATGGTATAAAACCCAACAGATTTAGAGAATTTCCTTACGATTATTTTTGTGCTCATATATCTTGGTGACAAGAAATACTTATATTGACCGTCCAAAATAAGAGAATTTTGCAAGGAGGTCTTCATAAGTGATTCGGTAAATACAGGCAATTCCTTTTCCGGCAAGTCGCGCATATATTCCAAGTCTCTTTTATGTAAATCCGCTTGTTTTACATTTCCGTAAGCAAGCTTTTCTAACCGTCGTTTTGCGGTAAATTCATTTAATTCGTTATTGAATGCAGTTACGCTGTTTATTGTTATAGTTTCTCTGGATTTAATTTTTAAATAATCTTTTTTGACAATTCTGCACGCATTTTCCACGCTGGTCATCGGAGAACACTGGCTAATGATAAATCTTACATTAAAATGATAATGGGATTTGAGGATATAAAAAACCTCGTGAGTAGGGTAGTCATATGATATTGCGTGTTTCTTGAAAATTTTCGTAGTTTCCGTAAACGATATTTGATACGGCACTTTACCTATTTCATAAAAGAAGTCCTTTAAGGTTTGTATTACTGTTTCGGGATATTCGTTTGTGACCAGCTTTGCATATATTGCGCCGGAATAAGGAAAGCATAAGCAAAACAACGTGCCGATTTTTCTCTTACCTTCTTGATTAAAGTATAGAATTCTGCATGCGCCATATTGAGCAGAACCCGGTGTGACAATTTCGTCATCAATAATGTCTTCCCTAACCGAAAGCTCAGCCCGTATCTTTTTCACCATACGATTTACTGCTTCCATATAAGTGTTAATTCCTTGTTCTTCAATGAGCCGATCGTAAATTCTTCTGGCGGTATGCCGCTGCCTTCTCGGCAAGGCTCTGTCGTTAAGTATCCATTGGCGTATTATAGGCTCTGCTTTGTCAATTCTTTTTATATCTTCTTTATTCATTGAATTCTGCTCAATGTATTTTTTAACGGTAGCTTGGCTGCTGCCGCACATCTTCGATATTTGCCTATTTGAATAACCCGCTAATTTTAGATTAATTATCTGGTTGATTTTTTCGTTCGCAATCAATTTTCATCTCCTTGCTTTATGCGTTTATTTTGATGTATATTAACATTCAAGGTTTAATTATGCAACCTAAATAATGTATTAAAGGCATACATCTATTTTAATTCTTTTAAATTTAAGTGTTATATTGATTATCTAGCCATTTAATGCTACAATTATCTTATAAATTAAGCTTATTAATGAGGGAATTATGGCAAAAGATGTACAACTCAGGTGACAGAAGCTCGTCAAAATGAGATTAATAGATTTCTTATATAAAATTTGGATTTGCAAACTATTGATAAAGGGAAAAGTAATATGCATTTGAAAAAAATAATAGTGAAAAACTATAAAAATTATTTAGATACTACGATTGAATTATCAGAAGGACTAAATATTGTAGTGGGCTCAAACAATTCTGGTAAAAGTAATCTTTTATCAGTTATTGATATGTTGTACGATGATGTTGGACAACCGAAATTTTGTAGCGTAGAAAATTTTAATAAAAATCATCTATTTAAGAATTATAAAAGTTATTTAAAAAGCTCTCCCCAAATTGAAATATTTTATCAAATAGAACATGTAATGAATTATGAAAAAGAAGATTCTGCGTTTTCAAAATTGCAACCTTTCATAGTATATGATGGAAGCGGTCGTCTAGAGCCTATTAATGCAAATCAAGAATTAATTTTTGCAGAAATTGTCTTGCGTTATGAACTTGATTCTCAAAAAATCGACGATTATGTAAAAGATATGAGTCAAATAAATAATTATGTGGATTTTTTCGAAGTTATTAAAAAATATCAAGAAGATTTTAAATGGTCATATTATAGCACTACTACAGAAGGGAGGAAAGAAAAGAAATTAGTCAACAATATATTTGAGATCGAATTAATTTCAGCTACTAGAGTAGTGAGTAAATTAACTGACAACTCAAGAAGGTATATTGTTAATAAGTTTAAAGAGAACAGCATTAGTATGCCAGAAATACAAAGTAAACTAACCAGTACTTTGAGAGATAATTGTAAGATTGTTACGGCACAGATAGATGAAGAAATATCAAAAGATCAAGATAATATTGGAATTACGGCAGGCAAAAATAGTTTCGTTTCAAACTTTGAGTTCGAGGGTGATTTATCTGAATGTTTTAAATATGAATTACATAATGAAGTAGGAGGTTATAATTTACCACTAGAAAATAACGGTCTTGGTTATAATAATTTGATTTTTATTCGAAATCTTATTAAAGAGAAAAAAGATAATGATTATAATATTTTAATGATAGAAGAGCCAGAAGCACATTTGCATCCTTGTATGCAATATAAATTATTGAAATATATTAATTCTTTAAAAAATCAAAATATTGGCGAAGGAAATAATATTCAAAATCAAATTATTATTACAACGCATTCTTCAAATATAACAGCAAATGCCGAATTAGACTCCATAATATCATTAAGCTATTTTGAACAAGGGGATAATCCAAATGTTATAGCAGTAAGACTGGAAAATGTATTTGATTTTAATTATGTGAAAAAAGTTTTGGATATACAAAAAACAGAAAATCAAGATGACACATATTTTGAAGAATTTACAAAAAAATCTAAAGAGATTTTATTAAAGAGTAAAACGCATTTGGAAAAATTTCTTGATGTTACTCGTTCTGATATTTTATTTTCTTCAAAAATTATACTTGTAGAAGGTATTGCAGAAAAATTGACATTACCTAAAATGTATGAACAATTAATAGATAAGCATGTTGTAGTAGTGGAATTAGGCGGGATAAATTTTAATTATTTTCTACCACTGTGTATTAATGCGCATAAAAAAGTTTTATGTATAACAGATAGTGATTTTAAATATTACGAAAAGGTAGAGACCAACGGGCAAATAATAGATAAATTGCAAAATATTTTAACAATTGAAAAAAGAACAAATAATGTTGACTGTCTTTTTAATTTTTATGCTAAAAATAGTTTAATGGTGGCTACTCAACAGGATTGGGGAAATACTTTTGAAACTGAACTTTTGATAGATAACTTTGATGATGATATTGCTTTTGACTTTTTAATGAAATCAGTTCTGCCACAATCATTGGAAGAGTTAATTGCTAATAAAAATTTTGATTATTGGAAACAGCATTTTATAGAAATAGAAAATGGACAAACTAGAAAATTAATTCAGAAGCATGTGAATGCTTGTTCAGAACAATATTATATGGCAACTACGGAAAATAAAAAAGTAATAGAAAAGATATTTTTTGCAAATATTTTTTATGCATATGCTAAAAATGCGAAGGGGAATTTGGCATTAACTATTGCGGATGAATTTAACGCAAAAATTAAAATACCTAATTATATTTCGGAGGGTATTAAATGGCTACTATAATTGATTCATCAGATGACATACAAATTTATAATGATGATAAAAATTTCAGAGTGTTCGCAGGACCTGGAGCCGGCAAAACATATTTCGTTATTAATAACATTAAAGAAATAATAAAAAATAGTTCAAAATTAAAGTTAGATAATAATCGTAGAATATGTTGTATAACTTATACAAATGTAGCGGCAGATGAGATAAGGCGTCGGTTGGGCAATTTTAACAGTTACGTACACGTTTCTACTATACACTCATTTTTACATGAATTTGTTATTAAAGATAACCAATTACAATTAAAGCTGTTGATTAAGGAAATATGTGATATAGAGGTGCCTAAAAGAGTGCAATTTTATCCGAGGCAAGAGGGCTTTGGATTGTTGGCAAAATTGGAATTGACTCAGTTATTAGAAAAAATTAGAGATTATGGTGTTAATATCAAAGTTGATGAGAAAACAAATAAGAAAATATTTGAAGATGCAGTGTTAAATATTAAATCATTAGAAAATTATGACGATAAATTAAAGCAAATAAAATTAAAACAAAGTGACAATTTTTCTAATGAAGCATTATTGAAAATCAAAAAAGCTATTTGGAGTTTGGATGGTGTTCTAGATTTTGATGAGATTTTATATTTTAGTTTATTACTAATTAAAAATTATAGACAAATTATATATAGCATTAGGTATTTGTTCCCATATTTTTTAATTGATGAATATCAAGATACTGTAAAAATACAAAATGAAATATTTCATGTAATGGGGCAAAGCTCAAGCGTAAGCATCGGCGTAATCGGTGATGCAGCTCAATCAATCTATGGATTTGCAGATGCAAATTATCGTGATTTTTTAAATTTTAATCTGATTTGTAAGAATTTTAATACTTATGTAATAAATAACAATCGAAGATCAAACCAAAACATAGTGCATTTTTTAAATCATATGCGTATAGATGATGCGAATTTGCAAGAACAGCTATGTGTCACTAATGAAGGCAAGGAAAAAGTGCATTTTTTGCTTTGTGCAAAGGATCCGTCGATGATTCTTCCACAATTACCAGAAGATACTATTGTTTTGTGTAGAAGATGGACAGATGCTTTTATTTATATAAATGGTTTAACATCAGAGCAAAAACAAAAAGTGCAACAAATACATGCTTTTTCTACATACGCTGCTGGTAGAAATCTTTTTGAAGATTTTGAAAATGGAAAGCTTAAATGGGTAGCTCAGATTAAATTTATTGTTGATATTAACAAAGCAATTGAAGCTCATGATTTTTCAAGCATACTAAACGAATGCAGTAAAATTTTTGACATCAATGGGATAATAAAGCCAAATAAAAATCAAGTCCTAAAACTTAAACAATTAAAGTCATTTGTGGAAAAGATGAAAAAATTAGAATCGCAAGAAAATTATTTTGATATGATTAAATACATTAATCTTGAAGCAGAAAATTGCGGACTAACGATTTTAAATACTTTTGAAATTATGGGCGAAGATGATCCATTATACGAAGAACTTTATTTTTATTTAAATGAATTAAAATATAATACATTAAAAAAAATGGTAGAAGAAATTTTTGTTAAAGAAGGTAAATATGTAACAATACATAAGACAAAAGGAAAAGAGTACAATAGCGTTTTAGTAAGTTTGGAAACAGCTTATTACGATAATAGCCAACAAATAATACAAGCTATGGCAACCCCCCATATATTTGTTGATGAGAAAAACCAAAATGAATGGAAATGGGGAGAATTTCAACGGATAGCATATGTTGCATTCAGCCGGGCAAAAAATAATTTGTACATACATGTTAAAAATAATATGAAAGCTTTTGCCCCAGTTGAGAGTGCGCTTGCCAAATATATGATTGAAAACAATATCAATGAAAAGTTTTATGATATTATTGATTTAAACAATTAATGCAATTGAGGGGCAAATGAAAAGAAAAGTTATAGATTCTAACACTAAGCTTATACTATGGTCTATGTCAGCTGGACGTTGTGAGAAATGCGGCAGGCTACTATATAAACATCCAAGGAGCAATGCAATAGGCAACTTTGCACAAATTGCTCATGCGATTCCTGTTTCGGAAAAAGGACCACGCTGTAAATATAAACATATTTATGCGGATAAAGATATAAATGATTATTCAAATATTTTATTGTTATGCTATGACTGTCATAAAGAAATAGATGAAGTTTGTCCTGATAAATATCCGCCAGATTTTTTATTTCAAATAAAATCAGATTTTGAATTAGCTGTTGTTAAAGCAACGAATTTTGAATTTAATATTCCTACGAAGGTTATTAAATATTCACCAAATCTACACGGGAGAAGAATGACTCTTCCTGGTCTTCAAAATGCTCTTTTCCCTAATAAATACATAGAAGAAACTATAGATATTACATTAAAAAACTATGAATCCTACGGGAGATTGGATAAAGACGCATGGGGAGTAGAAGAGAAAAATTTAATAGGTGCTTTTAATAAAAAAATTCTTCCTGTTATTGAAGAGCAGGAAATCAATTGTTCGATTTTTGCTTTAGGTCCTATACCGCTTTTGATAAAGCTCGGCTCATTGCTTTCTAATAAAGCAAATATTGATATTTACCAACTTAGAAAAAATCCAAATTCATGGGAGTGGGAAACGGGAATTCCGCCTATAGAATATATTATAAAAAGGCATATTGTTGAAAACTCTTCAAACGATATAATACTTATTTTATCGTTAAGTGGGATAGTTAATAAGGCGGATATAGAGAAAGTTATTTCAACCAGTTTTAACAGCTCATACGAAATTTGTATAAATAGCCCTAATGATGATTTCTTGCGTACTAAAGCGCATTTAAATGATTTTATTAGAACATTTAGAAGTATAAGAGAAGAAATAATATCCTTACACGGAAGAAATTCTAGATTACATATTTTTGGTGCGATTCCAAACAGTATATCTATAGAGATTGGTAGACAGCGAAATGAAAATTTTGATTTACCTTTTGTTTTGTATGATTTTTATCAAGGTGAATATTCAAGGGCTATTCAAATTGGGGGAGAACAAAAGTGAAAAATGTAATTAATCAAATATTTATTGAAATTGCAAATGAATTAAATATCACTGATAGTCAACGCGGTGCAATAAGGTCAGCGTATAATTCAGTTGCTGATTGGCTCAACAGAAACGACAGTGAATTAAATATCTATGATGTTAAGATTTATTCACAGGGATCGATGAAATTGGGTACAGTAATAAAACCTATAGAAAACGATGATTATGATGTTGATTTAGTATGTCAATTAAACGAGAAAGCCTCTTCATTGCAAGCTGAAGAAGTAAAGCAATTGGTTGGAAACAGATTGAAACAAAACCAGACTTATAAAAAACTTTTACAACAACCTGAAGGAAAAAAATGTTGGACACTTAATTATTGTGATAATTTAAATTTTCATATGGACATATTACCTTCAATACCTTTGACTACTGAAGATAGGAGAACTTATTCTGATATTAATTATGAATTCATAGAATCGATCAAAGCAACAAATAAAAAAGGCGAACATAATTATGAATTTTTTCAGACTAATCCTCACGGCTATGCGGAATGGTTTAAAATTCGTATGATGCAATATAACCAAAACCTATTTGAAAGGAGTGCGATTGAGAGTATACCAGAATATCCATACAAAACAACTTTGCAAATGGTTATACAACTTTTAAAAAGGCATAGAGATGTTGTTTTTATAAACAAGCAAGATATTGCCCCTATATCAATAATTATTACTACCTTATCCGCTCATGCATATAATAATGAAATAGATATTGTAGATGCATTTAAAGGGATAATAGACAATTTAGATAAAAATATTGAAAATGTTTTAGGCGTTAAATGGGTTAAAAATCCAGTTATGTCTAAAGAAAATTTTGCGAATAAATGGGAGAAAAATTTAAATTTAGAAAATGCTTTTTATAATTGGTTGAAAAAAGTTAGAGAAGACTTTGAGAAACTAATGTCATTAACTGATTTAGATAAGGTGATACAAAAATTATATCTAATGTTTACTCAAAAAACTGTAGATAGAGCCTTGAACAATCTTGATGGTATTGATAAATTGAAAAGCTATATAAGAGAAGCATCCCTACCTATCGTATATTCTCAAAAAGATTTAGAGTATGTTCCACAAAAAAAACCAGCACCGTGGCCGTTACCATCTTGGAATACAGTAAAAATAAAATGCCAGTTGGTAGATAATGATGATAAATACATAGGAGAATATTCAAGCAATAGCTATTCAATAGATAAAAATATAGGCTTAAACTTTTATCCGGAAACATCTATTAAAAAGCCTTATATTGCTAGATGGCAAATTACGAATACTGGTTATGAAGCAAGAATAAATCAATGCCTCCGAGGGGATTTTGAAAAAAGCAATATTGAAAACGGGGGACGGCATGAAGATACTTCTTATACAGGTAGTCATATCGTGCAATGCTTTATTTTGAAGAATGGGCAATGCAAAGCCAAGAGCAAAGAATTCATTGTAAATATTAAATAATTAAGTTATTTTATTGATGCACTAGTGAAAAAAACCGCATTTGCTTATGCGGTTTTTTTTAATGCCAATTTAGGTTTGTTTTTTAAAAATAAAATGTTTAAAAAAATGAGAGGGCTGCTCTAGAAAATTGCGAAAAGCAATAGGACTTCTTGTAATTATAAAAAAAGGGTTTGCACTTGGTTCATATCAGAGCATCAAAAGAAAAACTATTAAAAGTCTTAAAACGGTAAACTCTTCCTAAACAATAAAGCCTTTTTGTACATTCAAAGCTTATTTTTTGAGATTTTCAGCCTTTTGTTACATTCAAGTCCTAATTTTAGCTTATTAATTAACACATTTAGCCTTTTGTTACATTCAAGTGCCAAATTAAGACTTTTCGTTGTCTTTTTCCAGCTGTCACAAAAGAGATTGATATATACACCAACGAATAGTTTCTATCAAGTACTATCGGCAGAGTCTTACACTAAGCACGGATTGAATATTCACGGAGTTGTTTTCGATGAATTACATGCACAGCCAAACCGAGCTTTGTATGATGTAATGTTACATGGTTCAGGTGATGCAAGAAAGCAACCATTATTCTTTCAGATAACAACAGCAGGAACAGATAGGAACAGTATATGTTGGGAAGTGCACCAGAAAGCTGTGGATATATTAGAAGGTAGAAAGTTTGACCCAAGTTTTTATCCCGTAATATATGGAATGGGAGAGAATGGTGATTGGTCAGATGAAAAGAATTGGTACAAAGCAAATCCAAGCTTAGATGTAACGGTTGATGTGGATAAACTAAGAAATGCTTTTTTGTCAGCAAAGGAAAACCCTGCCGAAGAAAACTTGTTTAGACAATTAAGACTCAATCAATGGGTAAAGCAAAGTGTTCGTTGGATGCCGATGGACACTTGGGATAAATGTGCGTTTGCAGTCTATCCAGAAGAGCTTTTGGGAAGAGAGTGTTTTGGTGGACTAGACTTGTCTAGTAGCACGGACATAACAGCATTCGTTTTGGTATTCCCACCAAGAGATGATAGCGAGAAGTACATAATACTACCATATTTTTGGATACCAGAGGATACCATAAAACAAAGGGTAATTCGAGATCATGTTCCATACGATAAGTGGGAGGCTAAAGGCTCGGTAATGACAACAGATGGGAATGTAATTCACTACGGTTTCATAGAGCAGTTTATAAATAACTTAGGCAAAAAATATAACATTAAAGAAATAGCATATGACCGTTGGGGTGCTGTTCAAATGTCGCAAAATCTAGAAGGATTAGGCTTTACTATTGTACCGTTTGGTCAAGGGTTCAAGGATATGTCACCACCCACTAAAGAGCTAATGAAACTTACTTTAGAAAACAAAATCGCTCATGGTGGCAATGAACCACTTAGGTGGATGATGGATAACATCTTCGTAAGGACTGACCCGGCAGGGAACATCAAACCAGACAAGGAAAAGTCAACGGAAAGAATAGACGGAGCAGTTGCTACCATAATGGCACTAGACAGAGCACTTAGGAATCGAGAGACAGATAGCGTATATAATAGCAGGGGGATCTTGATTATTTAGAGGAAATATAGTAATATAACATATATTGGGGAGGTCCTATGTCTGACAAAATAATAAGTAAAAAGGTTCAAAAGGATTTAATACATTTTTGGGGAAAAGTAGGACTGATTGTTCAATTATCTCAAATGGTAGAATATAATTTATCAAACATATTGTCTGCAGATGAAGTATTAAGAGAATTTGAGGATAATGATTCTATGTTTTTGTTTGAATACAATGAACTTGCCCGAAAAGCAAATGAGTGGTATGATAAACTAAATATGAGGCCTTTAGGCACGGTATTAAAAAGAGCAGAGGAAATCAAATATTTTACTAAAGATTTTTTTGTAAAACTAAAAGATATTTGTGAAAGAAGAAATTATGTCGTGCATAAACTTTTTAAAGAAGACTTAACCAAAAAACACTTGGAAAATAATCCACGATTTTATTTTGAGTATTTAGAAAAATTGATTGAAGATATGAATGAGATCAATATAGAGTTAGTAGCTTTTTTCCAAAAACAAAAGCAAGAATTAAAACTTATTTATTAAAAATAAAAAATATTTGTAATATAGTGCCGCTTTAATATAAAGCGGTTTTTTTATGTTTAAAATAGGAGGAAAACAGTGAAATTATTCGGACGGAGCAGAGACAAACCTAAGGAAAAGCGTGAGCTTGACCCGAAGCTGAACGACTTTATCCGCGGTGTTGATATCGATTACGGTGGCGGAGTGGCAAGCGGCGTTCAAGTTGATGAGCTTAGGGCTATGCAAACAAGTGCGGTTTATGCTTGTGTAAGGGTGCTAAGTGAAACGGTGGCAAGTTTGCCACTTGTGTTACACCGAAGGGAAAAGGATAAAAACGATAAGGCAATAGAACATCCATTGTACGAAGTTCTGCATGATATGCCAAACAATGAAATGACAAGTTTTTGTTTTAGAGAGGTTATGATGACCTCTCTTTTATTATACGGAAATGCATATGCAAGGATAATAAAAGACAAAGCAGGACACGTTAAGGAACTATGGTATTTGCTACCACAGAATATGGAAGTAGAAAGGGATAGTAACACAAAGAAAATAAAGTACACCTATAGCGATGAGATAACTAGCAAAACTTATGTATATAAGCCAGAGCAAATATTCCATGTAATGGGACTAGGTTATGACGGAATTAAAGGATTATCACCTATCGACCAAGCAAGGGAAGCTATCGGATTAGCTTTAGCAACGGAAGAGTATGGCGCAAGGTTTTTTGGCAATGGCGCAAGACCTGGCGGAGTGCTTGAACACCCTGGGACAATAAAGGACCCAGAAAAGCTGAGAGATAGTTGGAATAAGGTTTATCAAGGCACCAAAAACAGCAACAAAGTGGCAGTTTTGGAAGAGGGAATGAAATATCACGAAATCGGAATGAGTCCAGAACAGAGTCAATTTTTGCAGACAAGAAAATATCAACTAAACGAGATATGCAGAATATTCCGTGTACCACCACATTTAGTATGCGACCTAGAAAGAAGCACGTTTTCTAATATTGAACATCAGTCGATAGACTTTGTAACACATACGATTAGACCTTGGTTAGTTCGCTTTGAGCAAGCAATTTACAAAAGTTTGTTAAGCGAACAAGAAAGGCTAATTTATTATGCAAAATTCAATGTTGATGGATTGCTTAGAGGAGACTTTGCTACAAGAATGCAAGGCTATGCAACGGCAAGACAAAATGGTTGGATGAGCATAAACGAGATACGTTCCCTTGAAGAGATGAACCCTATCTCGGAAGAACAAGGCGGAAATGCGTACTTAGTGAATGGAAATATGGTTGATGCAAGTCAGCCTCAGCAAAAAAATTTAGGAGGAGAAAATGGAATTAAAGTGCAAAAGAGAGACTAGAACTTTGCCTATTGTGGAACTTAGAGTCAATAAAACTGATGATAATAATTTCATAGAAGGGCATGCTGCAGTATTCGATAGTTGGTCTGAAACATTAGGTGGCATTTTCCCGTTCAAGGAAAAGGTTAAAAGAGGTGCTTTTGAAAAGAGCGTGGATGAAGATGACATTCGCGCTCTTTTCAATCACGATCCAAACTATGTGTTAGGTAGAAATAAAGCGGGTACATTAGACCTAAAAGAGGATGACCAGGGATTATTTGTACGAATAATGCCACCTAATACTAGTTGGGCAAGAGACCTATTAACCTCAATAGAAAGGGGCGATATCAATCAAATGTCGTTTGGCTTTATTGTTGAAGAAGATGAGTGGAGATATGAGGATGGCTATGACATAAGAGAACTTAGACAAGTCAAGCTTTTTGATGTATCCCCAGTAACTTTTCCTGCATATTCTGCAACCGATGTTGGGGTAAGGGGTATGGAGCGTTATCAAGAATACCGAGCAAAGCAAGATAAACAGGCAGAAATAGAGACTGAAAAGCTTGCAAACGAAGCAAAAGAGAAACAAAAATTACAAACGCTATTAAGTAAATTCAAAACAATTTAATTGGAGGATAATATGAATATTAAGAAGATTATGGAGATGGAGGCAAAAAGAGAATCTGCAAGGCTCAAAGCAATGGCAATGCTTACCAAGGCAGAGGAAGAGTCAAGATTTTTGACTGATGAAGAGAAAGCAGAGGTTGACAAGCTTGAGAGCGAAATACGCTCTTGGGATGATAGTATAATGCGTAGCAAGAAAATGATGGCTTATGAACCAGAGTCAAGCAAGGGAGCAGAAGAGAATATGGAAGAGCCAGAAGTTAAGAGCGTACCTAGTGACAACAGCAAAAAATTTATAAGTCTTGGCGAGCAAATGATGGCGGTGTATAGAGCTGCGGCGCCTGGAGGAAGGTTGGATACAAGGCTTTCGACTAGGGCAGCAAGTGGTTTGAACGAGTCTAATCCTAGTGATGGTGGTTTTCTAGTTCAACACGATTTTGTATCAACCCTACTTAAGAGGACTTACGAAACTGGTGTGCTTGCAAGTAAGGTAAAGAAGATACCTATTTCAGGTAATAGCAATGGCTTGAAAATTAACTCAATTGATGAGGATAGCAGAGCAAATGGTAGCAGGTGGGGTGGAGTTCAAACTTATTGGGAGAATGAAGCCGACCAAATTTCAAGTAGCAAGCCTAAGTTTAAACAAATGGATTTATCTTTGAAAAAATTAACAGGCTTGTGCTACGCAACCGATGAACTATTGCAAGATACATCAGCACTAGAGAGTGTTATTAAAGAGGCTTTTGCAGAAGAGTTTGGCTTCAAAATTGATGATGCAATACTTAATGGAAACGGAGCAGGACAACCTCTTGGTATTTTGAATTCCAGTGCTTTGGTATCGGTTGCTAAGGAAAATAACCAAACAGATAAAATCACAGTTGAAAATCTAATTAAGATGTGGAATAGATTGTGGTCAAGAAGTAGGGCGAACTCGGTATGGTACATCAATCAAGAACTTGAACCTTATCTTTACACACTAAAAATTGGTGATAAGCCAGTATACATACCGGCGGGTGGTCTCTCAGAAAAACCTTATGGAACTTTGTTCGGCAGACCAGTAGTTCCTCTTGAACAATGCAGTGCGGCAGGTGAAATTGGTGATATTATCCTTGCGGATATCGGTCAGTATTTGCTTATCGATAAGGGTGGAATAAGTCAAGCAAGTTCAATTCATGTAAGATTTTTATATGATGAAAATGTGTTTAGATTTATCTATAGAGTAGATGGCCAACCAATTTGGAACAAGCCTTTGACACCCTATAAGGGTAGCGCGAGTGTTTCACCTTTCGTGGCGCTTGCAAAACGTAACTAAGGAGGTTATTTATGACAAATAATATTAATACAAAAATCATTGTATCAAGAGAAGCAGGCGTTCTTTTTGATTCTACAATTATAAGTGATTTTATATCGCTGAATAACTATAAATACATTGATTTCGTTATTTCAAGCGGAATAGGTTCTGCCGGAAATACTTCAGTTAGTATACAAGGCCGAAACGGAAATGACGGTACGGCAAAAAGTGTTTCTTGCAGATACAAGCAGGACGGCATGTGGACGAACGTAATTATTTCTAAAAGCGTGTCGATAGGAGGAACAGCCGGAAATTGCGATAATCATGTTTTCCGTATAACTGCGGACGATTTGGCAGATGATGAGTTCGACCAAGTGGCGATAAAAACGACAGCAGTTTCTAATTCTTCAGTTCCTGGCTGTATAATAGCGATTTGCTATGAGCCAAGATACACGGAGTAAGCTATGTTCGAACTTGATGAAGTAAAGGAATATTTAAGGATAGATGGTGACGAGGAAAACAACCTCGTCACTTCTCTTATTATTATGGCAACAGAATTAGTGGAAGATATTCTTAGGCGAAAACTGACTGAGTTTGAACAAGTTCCTGAGACAGTTAGACAAGCTGTACTTTTGACAGTTGCTACCTTTTACGAAAACCGTCAAGGTGGCAAAGAAGGACTAAACACAGCAGAGCTAATAGACTTAATACGAAGGCTTACCTTTGCATATAGGAAGGAGGCATTTTGACTACGACTATAGGTGAGTTAAACAGAAGAATAGAGATTTTGGAGCTGCATGAAGAAAGAGACAGCTTTGGGGCGGTTGTTGGCAACTGGATAACAGTAGGTCGAGTGTGGGCAAAGATAGTTCCTGGTGTTGGTAGAGAAAACCTCATAAACGAACAAGTGCAAGGAATACAAGAGGCGACAATAACTGTCCGTTTTTATCCTGCTATGAGCCTAAAACACAGAGTTAAGTATCTTGATAGGTATTATGACATTATAGCGGTAAAGGACAAAATAACTGCTCATAGATGGACGGAGATACAAGTGAGGGAAATAATAGATGGGATACAGTGCGAAACAGAAAAAAGTTAAAATAACACTTGTAGGAAGAGAAAAGATTGTGAAAAGGCTGAAAGCAATGGATACAGCAGCAAGCAAGGTGTTAATGGATGCAGCTAAAAAGGGTGGAGCTATAGCTCTTGATGAGGCGAAAAAGAATTGTCCTGTAGATACTGGGGCATTAAGAGACAGTCTTAAAATGACAGAGAACATACAAAAGCCTACAAAAGCAGATGTCAAGATTGACTATGATAAGTCAATAAAGTATGGCACTTTCGTAGAATTAGGTTCTAATGGAAGACCTGCTAATCCGTTTATGAGAGGGGCAGTAGATGATAATTTAGATAGGATAAACAAAGTAATTGCAGAAGAGGTAGCGAATAAGGTGGGAGGAAAGATGTGATGGACTTTTTTGAGAGTTTGACAAAGTATTTATTAGATAATAACGACTTGCAAATGACTGTCGGAAATAGAATATATCCACACATTTTGCCACAGAAGCCGACTTTGCCTTCGATAGTTTATACACCTATATCGACAACTTATGACCAAAATCTTCAAAGGCATTCAGGCTTTATTAGGCAGATTGTTCAGTTTTCTGTACACAATACAACATTCGGAAAAGCGAGGCAAATCGGCAGAGTTTTGAAGAGTGTTTTGCATGATTTTAGGGGTGATATGTGTGGTATTAATATTCAAGCGGTACATACGATTACGGACCTATCTAGTGGTGGTAACACAATGACAAATTACAAAGAAGAAGAGTATACGAATATACTCGAGTTTGAATTCAATTACATGGAGCAAGCGTGACGCTTGACCCAAATATTAAAATGGAGGTTTGAGGTTTAATAAACCGAACGAAAATATGGCAATAGCAGGCAAAAGTGGAAAGTTAGCAATCGGGTCAACAACCCCGGCAACTGTTGTAGGCATCAAGAACTGGTCGTTAGACTTGTCGCTCGATACTCTAGAAACGACAGCGCTTGGTGATGATTGGAAAGGCTACATAGCAGGACTTAAAGAATGGACGGCGTCAAGTGATGGCGACTATAACGTGCATTCGGATAGTGCAGGACAACAAGCATTACAAGAAGCTTTTTTATCAGGAACAGTAGTAGAGGCAATGTTCTATGTTGACGATACGCATTATTATACGGGCGAGGCAATTATCAATTCGTTAAGCATAGAAGATCCGGTTGATGACGTGGTATCTATATCAATAGAATTTACCGGAACAGGCGAAATATCATTTGAATAGGAGACAAAGTATGGCAAAGAAATCAGTAACAATAGAATTAGATAAGGCAAGAAACCTTAGATATGGTATGAACGCATTAGTAAAAGTTGAGGAGCTAACAGGCAAACCTATTACCAAACTTGACTTAGAAAACCTTTCAATGAAAGACCTAAGAACAATTATGTTTGCAGGACTTTATCATGAAGATAAGTCACTTACACCCGAGAAGGTAGGAGAACTTATTGATGAACACTCTGATGTTGGTAGTGTAGCTACTAAACTTGGCGAAGCATTCACGATAGCATTTGGTGGCGATTCAAAAAACGAGTTAAATCCTCAGGGGGGCGAAGTAACTGGGGGTTAACGGAATATTATGAATTCGGTGTAAAAAGTCTAGGTTTAGATCCGATAGGAGCATGGGATTATACGCCTTACGAAATCAGCTTAGTTGCAGAAAACTATGCGTTTAATTCAAAACAAGCGCTGAAACAGAGAGTAACTGGGGCATATTACACCGAATACTTCGCAAGACAAAAGAAACTTCCGAAACTCTCAAAGGTGTTAAAAGACATTGACAAGCCGCAAAAGCAAGTAATGAGTAAGGGCGATATGGTGTTAAAAACTTTGGCAAGAGAAAAGGGTGTAGTTTTGTAATTGTAAAATAATGGTACCTATGATATAATTATATATATGGGAAAACAATTTTGGGACTATTTAAACGATGAGGATGCTGAAAAGGTTCGAAGCATTAATCAAGAAATAAAACAATTAAAAGAGGCAACACCTATAACATTTAAAGGTGCAGTCGCTTTTATTGATGTGCTTGGATGGAAAGGTTTATGGCGTGATGATAAGAATGCATTAAATAAAATTACTGCAATAATAAAGAATATCGAAGTAGGAAAGAACTTTCTTATTAAGGCCCTAATAAAGAAATATAAGGTAGAAAAACCTAATTTATTTAAAGAAAATGAAGATTGTTTTATAAAAGCTATAGGAGTTTCGGACACAATTGCAATATTTGTTGAAGATAAATGTTCTCAAGGAATAAGCTTCTGCTATGCATTATTATCACAAGTTGTTCATGAAGCAGCTGAAGAAAAAATATTTTTGAGAGGAGCTATATCGTATGGAGATTTTCTATTTTTAAATAATACCGATTTTTTTATTGGGGAAGCTGTTGATGAAGTTGCAGAGTGGTATGATAGTTGTAATTGGACTGGTATAATACTTACGCCTAAAGCAAGTAATATGTGGAACACTTTGGAATGCATTATGAAGGCAATTGACCCGCGAGGAAAAGATAATAGATTTATTAGATATAATGGCATACCATTTAAAGAATCAATTTTAAACAGATATGATAAGAAAGAGTTAGATAGGTTATATGTTTTGAATTTTATACATAACAGTGATTTATTTAAATTGAAAGATAGTACAGAGGAGATGCTTAGAATCTTAGTTAAAGAAAATAAATCTCAATATATTTTAGATAAATATTTGAATTCATTAAAGTTTATAAAATACATTGAAGAAAACAGTTTGAGAAGTTGACGAAAAATATTATAGGAGATAAGTAATATGAATGAAAAAGAAGATTTAAAAAACGAATTCTATTCTTTAATTGATAAGACATCTAAGACAAAAGATGCTGAACTTTGTAAGATATTAAAGGTATTTAATAAATCATTAGAAAAATATGAAGGTTTTATTAAAAATGGAATAGACCAAGTTAAAAGGTTTTTATCAAACGATATAAAAGCTAAAATGAAAAAATATGTTGATGATATTATTGATAGATATGAAAATTATCCATTTGAAGAAAAAGAGCGTATAAAAGCATTTTTAAGTAAAATCATTGAAGAATATGGTAATCAGAGAAATTTTATAGATAAATTGTTATCTGTACTTGGAAAAAGTTAGTATGAAAATTAAGTTAAAAGTTATTTTAGTATTAACGGTAATTTTAATTTTTTCCGTAATCACAGTTATATTTGCATTATTTGATGCAGGGTTAAGTTGGGACAGCCTTGATAATGGGTTCAAGTGGTCAGTATATGTATCAATGATTTCTTATAGAATTTTGATATATTTTGCACCAGCATTATTGATAAGACTGGCATTTTGTTTTATAAAAAAAGAAAAGCAAGTAAGTATTGTGCACTTATTCACAATACAGTTTGTGATTTATTCTATTATAAAACTCGCTTGGGAAATGTTTGCATTAGATTACATACTTTCGACAAAGATATTTGATAATATTGATTCATCTATAGTAATTGTTGGATTGTTATTATCAATAATTTTCAAGAAAAAAATAAAAATAGATACAGATTTAATTCAAGATTAGCCAAAAATCAATAGTAAAAGAATATAAGAGTATTTGATGCCAGCGTAGCCTGGCATTTTTTATTATAAAAGAAGGTGAAGTTGTGGCGATTATTAGAAATCTTGTAGTCAAGATAGGCGCAGACATATCTGGACTTAGCAAAGGCTTAAAGTCTGCACAATCAAAGCTAATGGGCATAAGTAAAGGACTAACGTCAATAGGCTCCTCCTTGACTATGAAAGTAACAATGCCATTAGTGCTAATGGCTCAGCAAGCCTTGACCACAAGTGCAAAGTTTGAGCAAAGCATGGCAAACGCTGCCTCTGTATCAGGAGCTACCGGTGAAGAGCTAGAAAAGATGACCGAAGTTGCAAGGGAAATGGGTAGAACAACTGTGTTCTCGGCAAGTGAGGCGGCTGATGCGATGTACTATATGGCAAGTGCAGGATATAAAGCGGAACAGATGGCTAATGCTATTGAACCTATCTTAAACCTAGCATCGGCAACACAAAGCGACCTTGCTTTTACAACAGATACGGTAATAGCATCACTTAATCAATTTCAGTTGGAATCAACAGATGCAGAAAGAGTCTCAAATGTGTTTGCGAGTGCAATAGGTAACTCACAAGCGACATTAGAAAAGCTTGGAACTTCAATGGGATATGTTGGTCCCGTTGCAAATAGCTTAGGTTGGAGTATAGAAGAAACAGCGGGTGCTTTATCTGTCCTATATAACGCAGGTTATGATGGCAGTATGGCGGGAACAAGTTTGCGACAATCACTTGTGGCATTAATGAACCCTAGTTCAAGCGCAAAGAAGATATTCGAAGAGCTAGGCATAGAACTATCGCAGTTAGATCCAACCACAAACAAGTTTGCAGATATTGTTAACGTCTTAAAGGAAAGTGGAATATCAACAGCACAGGCGATGGAAGTATTTGGAGCTAGGGCGGGACCTGGAATGATGGCACTTCTTGCACAAGGTGGAGATGCCATCGCCGATTTGACTGAAAAGATAACTGGTACAACAGCGGCATCGGATATGGCTGCAAAGCAAGTAGACACAATGCAAGGCTCTGCTAAACTGATGAAGTCTATGTTGGAAGATGCAGCAATCACAATAGGCGAAATACTTATACCAATGATAAGAGAACTTATGGAAAAGTATCTAATGCCACTTATGGAAAAATTTCAAGGTTTGTCGAGCGTTTCAAAAGAGTTTGCAGTCAAGATAGGTATGGTTGTTGCTAGCATAGGACCGTTGTTTTTAGTGTTAGGCAAGGTAGTCAAGATAGGAGCAATGTTTGCAAAAGTGCTAGGTATGGTGGCGACACCGGTAGGACTTATACTAGTAGCGGTTGTTGCGTTAATCGCAGTACTTGCTTACTTATTCAAGACAAATGCAGACTTTAGAAATAAAGTTTTGAAGATATGGGAGAAGATAAAAACCGGCGTAGTAAAAGCAATGACTACCATAAAACAATGGTGGGAAGATAATGGCGAAAATGTAATGCAGTCTATAAAAGCTGTATTCGAAACACTCGTTGATGTCGTGATGTTATGTGTAGGTGTAATAATAGCTATCGTTCAGAAACTAATTTCTAGCATTATGTATCTTTGGGAGAACAACAAAGCTTTTAGAGATGCAATAGTAGGGATATGGAATGGAATTAAGCAAGCAATAACATCAACAATATCATTCATAGTTGCTTGGTGGGAAGCGAACGGTGAGCGATTATGGAATAGCATTGTTACTATTTTTAATGCGATTTTGGATGTCATTGTGTTAGTATTAGACCAAATTATAAAATCGGTAACAGTCTTTTTAGGATACCTAAGTCCTATTTGGGAGCAACTAAAAGCTGTTTTTATGTCATTATGGGAACTAATTAAGGAACTGTGGGAATTGCTCGAACCAGTTCTTATTGTGATAGGTGGAGCTTTGGCAGTAGTTCTTGCAGCAGCAATAGGAGTTATTAACGGAATCATACAAGCATTAGGACCATTTATACAAGCAATACTCAATGTTTTGGAAGTGGTAATAAGTGTTGTTAGAGCAATAATTGCACTACTTCAAGGGGACTTGGACGGTGCTTGGGAGCATGTGAAAAATGCAGGCAACAGCGTAGGAAAATTCTTTGAAAACCTATGGCAAGGCATAAAGAACTTTGCGAAAGGGTTTGTTGATGCATTCCTTGGAATATTCAGCCATTTTGGAATAGATTTTGTTGCCGAAACAAAGCGAATTTGTGGAATAGTTGGTGACTGGTTTGCTAATCTTTGGAGCGGAATAAAGAGCGGAGCAGTAAATATATGGAATTCAATAACGGGCATTTTTGGGAAGATAGGGGATTGGTTTGGCAATCTGTTTAAAGAAGCGTTTGACTGGGGAAAAAACCTAATCCAATGCATAGTTGATGGTATCAATGCTTCAATCGAGTTGGTAGGAGACAGTATTAAGAGTGTTGGGCAAAAGATTAAAGACTTCCTAGGTTTTAGTTCGCCTACTAAAAAAGGTGAAGGCAGGCACGCTGATGAGTGGATGCCAAACATGATGGATATGTTTGCAGAAGGCATAAAAACAAAACTTCCAGATATAGAAACAGCAGTCAACATGACATCAGGAGTGCTATCCGATGTCAGTTGCAACAGGCAGTGTAAAGCAAGTACAGACAATAGCGGGCTTATAAATAGCTTACTTAGTGCAATGAGTATAATGCAAGTTGGAAACAAAACTTCAGAACCAGTAGAATTGAGTATTGACGGTCAAGTTTTTGCAAGACTTATTTTGCCTAGTTTAACAAGAGAACTAAAACGAAACGGAGTAATTTTGGAAGGAGTATAAGATGGTATTATTTAAGATAAACAGTAAGACACTAAGCCGTAATCCAACAGATATTTCGCAATCAAAATACAAAATCCAAAAGACAGACAGAACTATAGACGGCACCTTGGTAGCGGATATAATTGCCGTAAAAAACAAGGTGTCGTTTACTTGGGACTATTTAACAACAGCAGACCTAAGAAATTTGATAGATGAAGTCAATGGCGACAGTTTTCCTTTAGTTGAATATGTAGACCCAGATAGTGGCAATCTTATTCAAATAATGGCACACGGGAGTGAAGTTTCTTACATACCGCATTATGATAGCAAGCTTGCAACAATTATATGGCGAGATGTCAAAATTGCTTTTGAAGAGAGGTAGGGTATGGGATACGAAAACAACCCTAGAAAGGTACACGGCAAGATAAACATTGTATATTCGGATAGCGAAATATCTATGGACTTAGTTGTTAGGGTGTCGGGGAAAGGAGAAATATCATATCCAGAGCAAGTATATGGAGAATACTTAGAGCCTTCAATAAAAGCTTGCACAATGGACGGAAATAGCATAATGGGTGGCGGCTATCAAATGAATGACCATGGTTTAATAACAGGATGGTGGAGTGATGTTCACGCGAATGAAGATGGAGTGTTTGAATTACCGCCATGGATTGAGGTCAGCTTTATTGAAAGACCGATGATTAAGTGGACTTTGGTTGGAGACAAAAAACTTAATCAATACCCAATAGACTTTGATTTGTGTTTGTATCAAAAGGGTAACTTAGTTGATACAAGACAGATTAGAAACAATAACAAGGTAGGTGTGTCGGTATTATATGAAATACCACTTGCAGGAATAACTTCAATAAAGATGACTATTTATAAATGGAGTCAGAAAAACGCAAAAGCTAAAATGCTACAATTCTTTGACATTGTTGAAGAAGAGTATTTGGGCGGAGACCTAAAAGAATTTGAAATACTAGAAGAGTTATGCAAAGACGGAGATGTTGGCTTTGGAATCAATAGCGATTCAGCATCTTTTACAATTTATAATAAGGATAGAAAGTTTGACAGAGGCTACTTAAAATCGTTAGTGCTATTTGATAGAAAGGTTGTTCCATATATCGGCGTTGAGGATGAGGAAGGCAACATTAAATATACCAAGTTTGGAACTTTCTATACAGATGATTGGAGTATACCCCAAAGTGATGTTTGGGTAAAGCTCAAATGTGTGGATAAGCTAATGAGTTTGCAAAAGAAAGTATACATAGGTTTTCCTTATACTGAAATGGCAAATTTATATGATATTGCAGAACACATACTTATAAGCAGTGGATTTAAGAATGAACAATATTGCATAGACCAAAATCTAAAGTTTGATTATGTAGACAAAGCATTTTTGCAAAAAGGAAGTAGTTGGGACAGTTTGCAATCAGTTTGTTATGCAGGGCTGTGTAACACATATCTTGACAGAAACGATGTTTTAACTATAAAAAAAGAAATTATTAACCAGTTAGATATGCAAATTAATGCTAATAGAATAATCAGCTATGAAAAGCATACAAGAAAAACAGATTTCTGCAATCACATAGAAGTCAACTATACAGAAGTTGAAACAACCAGTACGCAAATTACAGCATACGAAGGAAATGTTACAATCGATGTTGGAGCAAGTAAAAGTTTGACAGTTGATTACAGCGGACTAATATCGGACGCTGTTCTATCTATTTTGCCCAGTATAGGTATAGAAATAATGGAGTTTGAAAGCGGAGTCAATGCAGGTAAATTTATACTTAAAAACAACACTAATGGCTTAGTGTCAACGGTAGTAAAAATACAAGGATTTTCATTGTCAGCGAAAACTCAAACAGTTGTGGTGAATGATGAAAAAAGTATAGAGGCTTGGGGAAAACAAGAGTACATTTATGAAAGTAGTGATTTAGTGCAAACATACGAGCGTGCTGAAGAAATAGCAAGGCTAATACTGTCAAGGCTAACAGAAGCTAATGGAAATGTAAAAATAACTTGGCGAGGTGATCCAGGTCTAGGTTTGCAAGATACATTTATAACAAGCGATAGGTTTGGAGCAAGAGACAAGTGTATCAACGAATACAATAGATTTAAGTTTGACGGAGGACTTAAACAAGATTCTAGAGGGAGGTTGATAGATGGCGATATGGAATGAACCAAAAAGTAATTATGTGGCAAGCGATGAGGTAAAACCCTCAATATTCAACGAGCTTGCAGAAAACGAGAAGTATCTTAAAGAAACGCAAGACAACAAGATAACAAAAAATGATGTTCAGAACGCAACGATAGCAAGCACGATATATGGTAGTAGGACAAACCTAGTGGCTAGCGAACAGTTGAAAGTCGGATTTGGTAAGATTCGAAAATGGTTTGGTGACCTAAAGGCACTAGCTTTTAAGGATACAATAACAGAATCAGATATTACCGGAACGATAGCAGGAGCAAAAATAAGCGGTTCTGTAGCACTCGCCGACAATGCGACAAAGCTTGCAACAGCTAGAACAATAGGACTAAGTGGCGTTACGAACACATTTCAAAGTTTTAATGGAACTGCAAATATAACAATACCTATTTCGGCAATACCCGGCACAATATTGACAGGCTCAACAGCGATAAGCACCAGTGGAAACGCAGCAACAGCAACTAAACTTGCTACTGCTAGAACAATAGCGTTAGGTGGAGTAACAGCAACATCAGTTAGCTTTGACGGGACAGGTAATATCACTATAACAATAACAGGAATACCTTCTTCGCTACTAACTGGTACGGCAAGTATATCAACCTCTGGCAATGCAGCAACTGCGACAAAACTTGCTACAGCTAGGACAATAGGTGTTTCAGGAGTAACGGGAACTGCTCAGTCCTTTAACGGCACGGCAAATATAGTAATACCGATAACGGCAGTGCCCGTAAGTCTTTTGACAGGAACAATAGCGGCCGCGAGATTGCCAATTGCAACTTCAAGTACGGTCGGCGGAGTTAAAGGCGGCGGAAACGTGGCGATAGCTAGTGACGGAACGATGTCTGCAACACTAGCCGGAAGCGGGATAACGGTAACGGCAAGATCGGGACTAGGCAATAATACAAACCTTGACAGCGTACTGAATTACATATCGAATGTGTTCCTTGGCACTCAGACTGTTACCAAAATCAAAGCTGGTACTTTCGATACTACGGCGTAAGGAGGGATTATGTCTTATTGTATAAACGGAACGAATATAACCTCTCTTTGCGAGCTTGCTTGGGGCAGCGCGGATACGAGAGGCAAAGCGCCGATAAACACATCAAAATATTGGTTTGACGGCAACACAATGGCAAACAATTATTCCAGTCAACAGTTTATAAGTTATGTTTCGGGTTATCTGTATAGCGCGGAAGCGTTAAATGGAAAGTACAAAAAAGCAGGTTCGGCTTTGCAGGTGTCGGCAAAGGGTTACAGACCCGGATATAAGTTCAGGTACAGCGCAAGCAGTGGCACGGGCGGATACATAAAGAAATTTGCCGAAGGTGATATTTGGCTGGGCGGAACGCTGGGAGTAAGAGACGGCACTCAATTATGCGCGGCATCAAATAACTGGAACTGGATTTTTACTTGCTATTGCGGCGGTGGAGCAGGCGGAGGCGGTG